GCAGACGAACCGCATAACCAGTGTATCCTCCGCGGAGCAGTCGCAGGCCATAGGCAAAGGCCGGAGTGGCTCCTCCAAAGATATCAAGAGGCCTCGGGGCTTCAGGTGACGCAGGGTATTGCGACGACGGGAACCCCAATGATGTACCTAGTCCTAGCGGCATGGAATCATTCTACTTCACCATGTCGCATTGCGGCCGCGGAGGCCGGCATCAATATGGACGAAGGTCGAATAGAGACCCAGGCCCCCGGTGAAGCAACCTGCGTGACGCATCTTGTTGAGCCGGTTGAACACCTGAAGCGGACTCATCCCGTCCACCTGGAAGTCGATGGCCGACCCTTTCATGTGGAAACTCCCAGAGCTTCCACCCACGGACTTGTTATAGGCCGGGCTGCGATAAAGCGAAGTCAGCCGGATCGGCAGGTCAATGCTCTCGCGCAGCTGGTCGAGCACCCAGAGAGTCGGGACCAGGTTCTCCCAGAGTTCCTCGGGAGGAAGGCTGTTACGCACTCCATTCCGGGTGGCTCGGGCATAGCTCGTCACCTCCCGAGGGGAAAAGTGACGCAGCTGCAGGCCGGCCAGGAAGGCCTCGTATTTTTCCTTCTCAGTCATTCTCTTCAGCCAGGATGGCCGCTATCTGCTTGTGCAGGTTCTCCCGGTCTCTCTCACACTCCTCCTGCCTTCTCCTCACGTCGCACAGCTCCGCATCATACCTGGCCTCGACCTTCGAAGTCAGGACATCGTTGCGCTTGTTCAGAAACCAGACCGCAACGCAAAGGGCCCCGATCAGGCCCCCACTTTCAACTAATTCCAGGACGCTCGGATCCATCTCCGAAACACATTATCAAGGATTGTCCGAGGCTCGCTGCCATGTGCTTCAGAACCCCGAAAAAACATCCCCCGAAAAATGATTGCTCTCTTCCGGTTTTGTCGGGAACATATATACTCAGAGTTCTAGAAAGACTCTCCGCAATGTCCTCCGACCCCGTCATTTCTCCTCCGGTTACTGCCGAGATCAAGGTCCGGGCCGTCTACGACCAGGGCCGGGACGAGTATCCCTTGCTCGAGATCGAGGAGGTCGAAGGCATCGACAACATGGCTCACCTCGTGGAGCTGCTCTGGTATGCAATCAGGTCCTGCGACGAGGTCAGCGAAGATCCGCAGGAGTAACCGTGCTCTGCTCCCGGTGGCCCAGCACCAGGGCCCTGGAGATCACCAGCCTCGGATCCGGGTCCATCCGATACCCGTGACAGTTAGGACACAGCTGCGTACTCGCAGTCACTATCGACTCGCATAGCGTACACACGGCATACTTCTCCGGTGCAGCCGCTATCTCCTGGCTCCGCAGGAATCGGTCGAGGTTAGCCGGCAGCTTGCTACTCACTGACAAGCCTCAGAGGTCGCTTGGTGAGCCCCCGGAGGACGATGATCACTCCTCCCAGGAGCGCACCAATCACATTCCAGTGCTCGTCAACGAACTCCGCTGCCTGGGGGAACTTCGCGGCCGCGACAGAAACTATCGAGGTCAGCAGTCCAAGCCAGATCGTCTTCGACTTTAATGGTACTTTGGCCATTTCACCTCTACTCAAACAGGTTCAGCAAGCTCCCCGCATTCGCGTCCAACTCAGATTCCACCGAGATCTTCAGCCCAGCGCAGCTAGTCAGTGACAGTACGATGCCAGTCGCTAGGACCAGCCCACTCCAGATGATTAGTCGTTTCATTACAGTACGATTCAATCATCCCCTGTCCATCCATCCTCCCCCCCCAAACACTCAAACCTCACACCAGCAAAGATGGCCGCAGGACATCGCGCAGTTCACGCAGTGAACGTAGTTACTTACTGCCTTCCGAAAAAGATTTTAACGATATCTGTCAAGCACTCAAAGCACTTTCTTCCTGACTAGCCGCTCAAGGCCCTTTAACATTTTGTCACAAAGCTGAGAGTCAATGGAATACGTCATAACAAAAAAAGATATAGAAAGCATGAGCCAGGGGAACTTCCTCACAATCGATGGAGGTCACACGCAATATCGCGCAGAGAAGCCCCCCAATCGCAACGGCAGGCACCATATCCTCTCCCTCGAGCCAGCCGCAGCCGCTGCCTTCATGTCGATCACTTCTACACTTCCAAAAAACACGTCGATGAATTAACCTGTTTTCGACATGAGTGATTCATACGAAGTCACCGGCACACTGAGGGTTATTGGAGGAATCCAAACCTTCCCGTCCGGTTTTACCAAGCGCGAGATCATCATCGAGACAGACGGCAAATACCCCCAGCTCATCAAACTGGAACTCTTCAAGGACCAGACCGAGTTAACCAATGGCCTCAAACCAGAGGACCCCGTCACGGCCAGCTTCAACCTCAGAGGCAACGAGCATAACGGGAAATACTACACCAACCTCCAAGCCTGGAGACTCAGTAAAGACCAGACCCCCGGCCAACAAGCCCCCAACCAACCAAGGCAACCACTCAGCCAGATCGTAGAGGAGACCAGCCAGCCCAGGGTAGCCGTCGAGCCAGCCGAGGAAGTAGACGAAATCCCCTTCTAGACCCTCACAGCTCCCTCACCAGCTCCTCCACCTCGGACATCCTCTCCCGGTCCTCCTCGTCCTCCAGCTGCCCCCGGAGCCGTCGTAGCTCCTCCAGGACCACCAGCTTCCTAGCCTTCCTCCGCAGGCTGGGGAGCCAGGGACCAACGTCAATCAGGTCACCCATCACTTCTTGGCCCCCTCACGAGCCATCACGGCCAGGATGTCCGCTGCACTGTGTACAATAGCCACTTGCCCCTGCCAGTTGCCGTGCATCCCAACCTGAGCCGCTGTCAGCCTCCGACGACTCGGGACCTGATTCCCGTTCTTCACCTCGAATAAATAGTTCCGACCCTTAAACCCAACCACAAGGTCAGGGAAGCCCCGGCCAGCACCGCTCGCGTCATACACCGTAGCCTCCGGAAGAGAGGCCCGCAGACCCTCCACAACCTCCCGGTGATTCTCATCAACACGCTTTGCATATCTAGGCACACAGCAATTATGCCAGAGGCTGTCAGAAACCCTCCAGGTGCCCTCACAGGAGCCTAGCGCGATCTCCCCGTGTCTCCCGGTGCCAAGGGGATTAGGGCCAGTCAGAGGGGAATGAGGGGAACGGTCGCACGTGGTGCAAATGCCTTTTCAACAACTATCCACATTTGTCTTTTTCCGTCAAAACACCCTTTTTGGCCATCCTGGCTGTAATTGGAGAGAATACGGGCACTGATACTCAACGAGTTACGACGCAGGCATATGCTGCGATTATAGCGTAACACACTAAGCCCTAGTCACTTCCGACTTGGAGTCCACATTATGTGTATTGTCGGAAGTTATAGCGGGGGAGGGGGTCAACCAGGGCCGGCCGGCCGCGCATCGAACCGGTCTCCCCCGCATCCAAAAAATCTGCGAAAGTGGGCCGGGCTTAGTCCCTGTCTGGCTTGAGTTCGTAGAGGTCGTCGTAGAGCTTCTCGACTCTCTTGACGAGTTCCGCGATAAAGAGGTCTTGTTTTGTATCTGAGGGGAGTTCCCCGGATCCCCACTTACCTGCCGGCCATTTTTCTACAAACTCGGCATTTTTGGTCACCGTGCGTTCGAGCATCTGAATTTGGAAGTCGTTATGCTGCACAGAGGACTGGAGTTTTGATGCCCACCAGACGATAGCGGCTGCCTGGAGTGCGAGGGTGAGGAAGAGTTTGGTATTTTGTGATAGGTTAGGCATTGGGGCATTGTGGGGGGAGCTGTCCGGGGAGAGGGGACAGAGGGGTGTAAAAATAGTTATAGAAAATTCTACCTCCTTGAAAAAACGTGCGGATTATTGAGAGAGATTGAGTGACGAGCTTATACAACCTGGTTCTCCGGATGGGGATTTGAAGTTAGCTGCTGCTATATCGGACAGCGTTGAGTTTGTTGCTGGGAAGAACCGGTCGAAGGGGCAGGGTTTATCGATCTTGGAGGCTAAGGACCCTGCGCGAGCGAGTGCGATATTGGCTGCGGTATGCCGGGGTGTTCCGGAGCGGACGATCATCCGGGAGATTGGGACGAGTTTTGACACTGTCCGGGCTTTAAAGCGGAGGCATCACGAGATTGTGACGGCCACACGGGTTCACCGGAGTTTGAAGGCAACGCAGATTCAGTTAAAGGCCGCTGATGCGTTGGAGAAAAAGCTGGAGGACGTTCTTGATGACGACGAGTTGAGGGCAAAGACCTCGGTGAAGGACCTGGCCCTGGGTTATGGGATCGCGACGGACAAGCAGCGGGTGATCCAGGGGGAGAGTGCTGTGCATGTTACACACGAGCACAAGGTAAGTTTGGATGATGCGAGGAAGGCCATCGAGGACGCTCGAGCGGAGGTGAGTTCCAAGGAGGAAGAGAGGGTAATCGATGTTTGATGTGGCATGGTGCGAGGGGTGGTCGGGGAGCATTAGGGTTTTTGCTCCTCGGCCACCTGTAATTTTTCTCCCTCCCGTGTAATCGATGACACCTTAGCAGTGTTTAGCAGGCATGAGAAGATCCGGTCACAATTGATTTTGCGGCAGGAAGACCTCATTCGATTTTCACGGGAGGGAGATCTCAAATTTCATGGTAAAAGTAGAATTGGACAACCACGATGCTGTTCTATGCGCTGCTTACGCTGCGGAGATGTGTTTTCACACTCGGCAGGCAAGAGGCTGGAAGCATCATGGAGGGTCTAGCAGTCGTCCGTTTGGACGGATCTTTGGGGATTATGTTTTGGGGCAACTGGCTGAGAAGGCACTGAGTCGTCATTTCGGGATGCGCTTTGAGCCTCCTGTTTTGGGGGACTACAAGAGTGCTGATCTGGGAGGGTTATGTGAGGTGAAGGCCGCGGATCACCCTCGCTCGGGGCTGCCGGTATATAAGAGTCAGTTTCACGATGACAAGCTGATGAGTTTTGTCCGGATGGAGAAGTTCACGGCCCATCTGATGGGGTGGATCTTTGGCCGGGATGCGAAGGAGGTCTGGACGTGGGAGCCGACCTGGGACACCCCCTGCTACCGGGTGGACCCGAAGTATCTGAATCCGATTGAGACGATGCCGATGGACGGCCGGAAATTTACGAGGGAGTGGAAATGACCATTCAATTTGTCAGCCCGAACAAGCGCACGAGTCACCAGGCTTACAGTCTTGGCCGTGCCCCTGTGGTCGGGGAGAGCGTTCGTGTTGTCCGGGAGGACGACGACGGGAAAGTTACTTCGACCTTTGAAGGGGAAGTGGAGAAGGTGGAGTGGTTGTTTGGGATGAAGCCGAAGGACCACCGGGTGATGGTGTATTTAAAGGAGGAGGAGGCTCGATGATATCGATAGAGGTCATCCGGGAGTTCTTGGACGAGAAGGCTCTGGTTATAGAGGGCCTGGACGAAGCCGTTGTGGGCTATAGTGACGGAGGGTTGCTGGTTTACGACCACGGCAAGACGGTCGATCACTTTGTCCAGGACGGGATGACTCGTGACGAAGCGGTCGGGTGGGTTGACTTCAACGTCCTGGGCCTGCAGGGCAGCGGGGCAGGGTTTGTAATGCTTTACCGGCCGGATGATGAATGAGCTGGCTACTGAGCAGAGCCCTATGCGATGTGTTGACCTCTTTGCCGGGGCAGGAGGAGGACTTCTTGCAGGCCATCTCCTTGGATGGAGAACCGTGTGTTCTGTGGAATGGGATCCCTACGCAGCTTCCGTCCTGGTGCAGCGACAAAACGATGGCCTGTTGCCAGTTGCTCCGGTCTGGGATGACGTTCAAACCTTCACAGGAGCCGTACTTGATCCTTTCCGAGGGGTTGATGTTGTGGCAGGAGGCTTTCCATGTACCGACATTTCTTGCGCGGGAAAAGGAGCAGGAATCGAAGGGGAGCAGAGTGGTATGTGGAGCCACATGGCAAGAATTGTTGGTGAAATTCGACCGCGATACGTCTTCGTGGAAAACAGCCCACTGCTTGTGGGTCGAGGACTTGCCAGAGTCCTCGGTGACCTTGCCGAAATGGGGTATGATGCGCGATGGGGAGTTGTGGGAGCGCATCACGTTGCCGGATGCCCTCACAAGCGGGATCGCAT